GTTCTAATTGTATTTATACTGCACATCTTAAAGATGAAGCAGTATCATTTGCTAAGATGAGAGCAAAAAAGACAAGGGTTTTTTCTAGTTCTCCTATGGATCAAACTCTAGTTACAAGAATGTATACTGTAGGTCTGGTGAGATATATTCAAAATAATAAGAGTATTTTTGAAAGTGCACCTGGAATGGTTGCACAATCACATGAATGGAAATTATTATATGATTATGTTACTAGATTTGGTACAGATCGTATTATAGCAGGAGATTACCGCAAATTTGATAAAACTATGCCTGCAAAATTCATACTAAAAGCCTTTGAAATTTTAAAACATGTTTGTGAGACGTCTTGCAATTATACAGATAAAGATCTTAAAGTTATAGATGGAATAGCTATTGATACAGCTTATGCTATGACTGATTTTAATGGTGATTTAATACAATTTTTTGGGAGCAATCCTTCTGGTCATGCTTTAACAGTTATTATTAATGGTCTAGTTAATAGTTTGTATATGCGTTATGCATATTACTTACTAAATCCTAATCGAGAAAGTAAAAGTTTTAGAGACAATGTTAATTTAGTAACTTACGGTGATGATAATCTTATGGGGGTTAATATCCTATGTCCGTGGTTTAATCATACATCTATATCCAAACTATTTGCTATATATGGTCTTGGATATACTATGGCCGACAAAGATGCAGAAAGTAGACCTTATATACACATATCTGAAGCATCATTTCTTAAGAGAGGTTTTAAATTAGATAATGATACAAATTTCTGTATGGCTCCAATAGAACATGAGTCTATTGAAAAAAGTTTAATGGTATGGACATATTCTAAATCTGTGTGTCCAGCAAAACAAGCTATAAGTGTTGTGAGTAGCGCTCTTCGAGAGTATTTTTTCTATGGTAAAATAATTTTCGAGGAAAAAAGACTTCTATTACAAAAAATTGTGATAGAGGCTGGATATGAATTGTGGATTGAAGAATCTACTTTCCCTGAATGGGAGGATCTTGTCCAGACTTATAGAGATGCGTCTATAGGTTCTAAATTTTAAAAACGCTAAGTCTTTCATTAGAGACTATAAATAATTAATGATAGTATGGTGAACTATTCAAAAACATATTTGTTTTAGCCTAATTAGCTATTACATCTCAAAATAAATTGCAAACAATAATAAGGCACGCCGTCCGAGTAAACGAG